ATGATAGATATTTACGCTGGGCCAACTGCTGCAAAAGTAATTCAAGAGCAAGGTCTGTCTGCCGATTTGTTTAATACCTTTTTAGGGGCAAGTGGCGGACCCAAATGGTTTACATTATTTGGTTTGGATAAATATCTATTTGGTGAATTTTTTAAAGACCGTAGCACGCCTTTAAACTTATTAGGATCAAGCGCTGGTGCATTTAGATCTGCCTGTTTTGCACAAAATGACCCTGTTGCTGCAATATCTCGATTAGCAAAGTCATACTCTGAAACACGATACTCATCAAATAAAGCAAAACCCGAAGAAATAACTACAAAAGCTCGTGAGTTATTACGTTATGTATTTGCTGAAGATGGTATTCATGAAATCATTCATAACCCTATTTTTAAAGCCCACTTTATAGTTGCAAAATCGAATGGTTTTACAGCATCAGAAAACAAAGTGATGCAGTTAATGGGTTTATCTAAAAGCTACTTAGTCAATAGAATGAATAGGCGTTTGTTAAGTAAGCAATACGAGCGTTATGTATTTCAGCCTGCGGATAGTCAGTTATCGTTTTCAGATAACAATACTTTCAATACCCATACTATTGAACTCAGCGAAGATAATTTAGCGGATGCGTTACTTGCTTCGGGGTCAATCCCGTTAGTTATGCAAGGCATTAAAAATATAATAGGAACACCGCCTGGTATATATCGTGATGGTGGTATCATCGATTATCACTTTGACCTAACTATTCATAATGACGGACTTATTTTATATCCACATTTTAATAACAACCCTAAAGCAGGGTGGTTTGATAAAAGCTTAAAGCGCGGTATAACCCCGAGTAACTATGATAACGTGGTGATGATTACTCCATCAGCCGAATTTGTTGATTCACTACCTTATGGAAAAATCCCTGACCGTAAAGACTTTACTGAGCTTGATGCTGATACACGGATTAAATATTGGCAACAAGTGCTTGATGAAACTGAGCGACTTGCTAATACTTTTGATGAAATTTGCATGCATAAAAAGCCATTAATGATAAAAAATATTACTTAAGAGTCTCTTTTTGAAACTGCTCCTTCTTTCATATATTTTTATAGTGATAGAGTATTAATATTAGTCAAACTTAATGTTGGTTTGCATATTTATTCATTTTGGCGGGGGTGAAAACGCAGAGTCTAAATTGATCCATTTTAAAAAACCTCGTTAATCAAGTAACGTAAAACGAATGTAGTTAGTAACTAAAACGGGTAATATTAATTAGCTTTTCAGAAAACTTGTATGGTACTTGGTAACTTGATTTGTTAACTAGCGACCCGCCTTTGCGGTATCGTAGATAGCCCATAAATTACGGTACGTAACAATTAAGAAAAGGGCGAAAAGCCCTTTTTTATTAATTAGTTAATCTGGCTGTCATTGTTGACAGATTGACTATTTAATCTAGCTGCAAGTTCACAAGCAGCATACATAAACGCTTTACTTCCCTCAGTAGGTTCAATGCTATGTTCAACCCTCCAAAAGGTACATATCTCATCATTAATTTTAGTAGAATGTAAAATTCTATTACGCTTCAGCTCATGTAAAGTATTGTCTTCACGAGGAATGAAAGGTGTGTCTGTTTCGGTGTAAGCAACTTTATCGGAAATAGGAAAATAGGTATAAAATGTTTTAATAAAGATAAATATGGAAATGCCACTAAATGTAAGGCAAAAAAATAGCTTTAAATAGTTAATTTGCATGTCTAGTCCTTTAATTATTTATGATGTAAAAGGGCAAACAAGCCCTTTTTTTTACCAAAATTAGTTAACTATATCTGAAGGGGAAGGAAAAAGCGGAACATATATAGTTTGTCCTACTGCCCAACCTTTTTTTTCTAATATATATTTAGGTGTACATTCAGGCACATAAAAAAAATGTTCATACAGCATGTCTCCTGAATTACCATAGTTATCATGTAAATCATCTGAGTAGAGATTCATTTCATCTAATTCATCTAAAGTTAAATCTAAGTTATCAGCTAAAAATTCTTGCGGAGTCATAACGTATTCCTCTGTTAAGTGATTATATTCATTTAAAGATTAGCCAAATAACCTTACTTAGTCAAGTTACTGATTTTAATGGGTTTTATTGACGATACCGTCAATTATTCATTAATGTTAACTACCTGTCCGCTTTGCTAAGTCACCTACAATGTTAAGCAATTGATCTTGAACCTCTAGTAGATGTTTATCATGAAACTGTGTTTCGGATTTTAGCTTCTTATACATAGATTCATGTTCTTTTGCTGACCATTTATAGCGATGTACAAATTGTACGTCTGAAGGTTTTACTTTACCCCAAGGCGTAGTCATAACATTGTTGTGATATGAAATGCTACATTCTGCCCAAGGGCCAGTGTCTGGTAGGTAGCCGCGATACATTATCCAAATTAGTTTTTCGACAGGTTTACTGGCTTTGTTAGCTTTTACATATCTCCTTACTTGTCGTTCACTTACTCCGAGTTCTTTAGCTCCTTTTGCGTAGTCATATCCGAATAGCGTAACGAACTGCAATTTAAAGTTGCTCATTGTGATTTACTCCTTTTTGTTAAAATCACAATACGCACTCCATTTAACTCTTTTTGGTTTATCAGAAGGCAATCAACTTTTTTAAAGAACAAAGTAGGGTAGTGAGTGCGATTGGCTTTCTCACTGAATTGATACCTGACCCTAATAAACAGCCTATAAAATGGAAATGGATTCTCGATGAAATGGTGGTTTTCTGGAATGTATAACATGGCTACGCCATCCTCAGAGAAACGAAGAAGCAGGGGATGTGGGTTGTTTTAACGTGAATGAAATAACGCATTGTTTTAAGCACACAAGGCAGAGGCTCGAAGCTCGCCTTTCTGCCTTTGTGTTGCTTGTTAAAACTGTCTTAGGAAAATGTTTCTGTCAGAAAACTTTAGGATTGGTAAATCTTCTGTTAGGTAGATTGAGTAACCAATTTTCTCTAAGTAGTTTGAGCTGAGTGTTATGACTTCTGGCTCTGCGATAATTTCTGATTTTTCGGTTTGATTTTCATCATTACCGATAATGGATGTGCTTTGCCGTTCAACGTTTTTACCAGTGACGCAGTTAATGTAATGTTCGACAGTGACGACACCGTGATTTTTCTTGAGCACATAGCCACCGTATTCATAGTCATCACATATTTCATTTAAGGGGTGCTCAAACTTCTGCGGTTTATACGTTAAATCTAATTTTGGTTTAGCAATGGGTTGTTCTGGTTGCTGCTTAACATCAGTGTTTGTCGTTTCTGGTGAGTTGTCTGTGACAGGTTCGTCTGAACCAACAATACCTAAGTTAACAAACAAGGTATAAACAACATAGATTAATAGAGGGATAGCAAGCAGAAACAAAAAAGCTTTTGGTGGTAATTTAAATTTAGCGGTATGTTCATCAGCAGACCAATAAACACCATAAAAGCTTGAATCCCTACGCATCATTTTAGATGAGCACTTATCTAAGTCCCCCTTATAGTCAGTATTAAACTGCTTATCACGTTGAAAGCGTGTAATAGCCGAGCCGCCCATTGGTCTAAAATAGTGAATATGGGAGTTGGTACACTTTTGGATAACGTTATCTAAAAAGGTGTAGTGTTGTGTAACAAGGTGAATATCGACACCTGAATGTCTATGTTTTTGGAACTGGGTATAGTGCTTAGGTCGTTTGGCGCTATTGGCCATAGGTGGAAAATAGTCTTGGCATTCATCAAACACGCTAATTGAACCATTAGGTAGATCATACCACTGAGTAGGGTCATCCGTTTTAGTCCAGTGGTAATTAAGCAACTTGATAGATTCAATTGTTGGCTCTTCGGATTCATCAATGTAAGTATCCAAAGCCACTAAATTTTGCTTTGGGTAGCAGTTCCGACACCACGTTACGAATAAATTTATAACTGCCCGTTCATCATAAAGCTTAAATTGTGGTGCCAACCAAGGCACATCAACTAGTTCAACCAATTTATCTTGCTCATGGGCATGTTTAATAATTTTAGAGTACCGGTGCCCCTTTTTTGTCTGCTGAACAGTAGGGTAGAACACACCATAAAACCACCCTGAAAAGCTATTACAAAAATCCAAATCAAGCAAAAAGCACTTGATATTATTATAAAACTTTTCCTTTTGTGTAACGGAGGAATCTTCACAAATTTCTTTCAGTGTATTTAATGTTTTGCCCGCACCAGGCACACCTGTTCGTAAATAAATCATGCGTTAGGTGCTCCCATTTTCATCTTAGTAACAGAGCCAGCGGACGTTAACCCGCGAATAGTTAAAGCAGCTGCGTAAGCACCCATCATAAAACCGAGGGCTTCATCTAATTTTGCGTAGTTGAATACAGCAAGCACCTCGACTGGTAATGTCGAAGAGTTAGCAACTATTAAATTAAATAAATAGTCGATACCAAATGAACCAAGTTCATAGGTGACGTAACCAAAACCAAGACCAACAAGAACTTTAGAAACTAAGCTAGGGAGTAACGTAGCAAGCGCTGCAAAAAATGCTTGAATTAAAAATGGCATTAGACTGACCTCACAATAATAGCGGCACTGTGGATTAATGAACTAAGCACAATCAAACCAGATAGAGCCTGTAAAAAGTAAATGATGTAATGGAAGCTAAAACAAGCAGTGTAACCAGTGGTTAAGGTGATACATTTTTCTTGTGGTAATTCAGCGTCAGGCAACCAGTTTTGATATTTTTGGGCGTACTGCTCTAGGTTCTTGGTTTCATGGGGTAGTTCAACACCATCACCAGAGCCAATACCCGCACATTCTTCGATTGTTCCTTCACAATCTTGACCGCCAATATTACCGTTACCTGTGCCATTACCACCGCCGCCACCGCCACCCGTTTCAATGCCATTAACCGCGTCAATTAGCTCATTAAATTTACCCACAGTCACCGCGTGTAGTCGTTCATCTTGGCTGGTTTGAAGCAGAATTGCTGTGTCGATACTTTCCATTGCATTTAGAAAAGCTTTGGCGTTTTTGGTATCGGCATCAATTTTTTTATTGTGTAATTCGTTGTCGTTATCGATTTGACGATTAATACTGTTTTCAATTTCTGTCTCGACATTTTTTAAGTTACAACTCGTATCACCTTCGGCGCAGGTTTCTTTTGGTTTTTCAGGTGTGTCATCCTCATTCACTTTAGAATCATCATTATTGTGTGGATCTGGTTCTGGCGTAGTTGGGTTAGCATCGGGACAAGATAGTAACGTGACATCACCGTTTGTGGCTGTGGTGCAATTACCAGTATCACCCTCATCAGCAAGTTTTTTATTATCGTAAGGCTTATCACCACAAGCAGCACCTTGGCTGGTACCGACCGCATATTTAGACGAGGATATTTGAGAAGCGTTAACGGTATATGCGCACCCATCATTACAATACATGCCGCCACCATTAAACGGAACGCCACCTGTCATAGGCGTTGATGATAGGTTTTCACCTGAACCCGCAGCAGGGCATTCTTTTGGCAGACATTCAGTTGAACCAAGTTGTTGGGATACTTTTTTCGAGTGATAGCCAGCAGGGCAATCTTTAGGCACAAATGGTTTAGCACATTTGGTTGAATCTGTATCAACTGTTACAGGGATTGTATGCTCAGGAAAATCATCTGGTGGGCAGGTTTCAGACACTCGATTATAAACATATGAAGCCCAAGTCGTGAAAGTTTTAGGTGTCCCATTATAACCACAGTTAGAACAAGTAAATTCCCAAGTTACAACTGTATAACCATTTGAATTGACACTGGTGATTGTTTCAGTGTTTAAGATAAAATGAGGGTTATCCTTAAATTTAGCCTCTGTACCATCAGCAACTTTTTTACATTCTTCAAGGGATACCTCAGGTTCACCACGAGTACAAGTTCCCGCACCATTTGGAGTTAATTTAGGTGCTACTAAATCCGACATATCTGGCTCACTGGCAGAAACAAAAAAGGCGCTCATTAGCGCCAATATAAATATTAGTATTCGCATCATTGCGCCTTAGTTTTAATCATCGAAAAGGATATAAAGTGCTAAAAGTCCTGAGACGATTAGCACCGTGTCTAATGTGATGAACATTAGCTAAATGACATACCTTTAATCCACTTCCAGCCAATAGCAACAAAGGCACAAAGCAGCATAACGCCACCAATTAAATTGGCGTTATCGGTAAAGAACGTTTGAAAGCTGGTTGTTGCAGCAGTTACTTCGGCAGCCGCTTCAGCATGAGCAGCACCAGCGGCAAATGCAGAGGTTACGACTAATCCAGCTTTAGCGAGTTTACTTTTTAAAATGTTTTTCATGGTTAAGTTCCTTATCTATTCCAAACCATTTTGTTTAATTTCTTCCAACCATAAGCAGTAAGAAGAACGACGATGATTGACGGAGCAACTTCACTTTTGAAGGTGTCCCAATCAAGCGGAACGGGAAGGGGTGTTGCCACAACTTCCAATTCCACTGGACACTGTTTCTCTACAGGCGCAACGGGACAAATAGCAATGTATTTGTTTTCGCCCATAGTTAGTTTTTAACCTGCTTTGTTTCAGGTAGGCTATGCAAACGGAAGCCTTTCCAATCCATCTGGCGTGCAACGTTAGCCCCTTCGTAATACTCGATATTGAGTAAGACAGGCTTTAAGCCCCAGCCGTTAGGGTCTGATTGCATGTGTTCTAATTTCTTGTATGTACCGTCTGCGTATTGATCTGCTGAAACTTTCACAGACAGAATTTGTGCAGGGTTTTTAGTGTGTAGCTTAAACTCTGCGGTTGTAGGCAGTGGAGCGCCTTTATCGTCAGTACGGTTAACAGGGATTAAATCTGTGATAGCGCCTTCAATATTCATAATAAATTTCCTTAATCAGTGGTCTTAAAATTAAAAGTTACAGTTAATGACACAAGTCCAAGTTCGCGATTTCATCGCTCATAATGTTGCCCGCCAGAGCTTCGTAATCCATGAATAAACACATGTTTTGATAGTCCTCTAAAACACAGGCTTCTAAGAATTGCATTTCTTCTTTGGTCGGCTCGAATAAACGCCCATCGTCATGCCAGCCTTGAATCTGCTCTGAAACGCCAATCATGATTTTGCGCTGAGCCTTAATATCGGTTTCAGTCATAATCTGTGACGAACCACGGCGAGTGATAACAACAACGGCATCCCATGCAACGCCCAAAATACGGTTGGCTGGTTGGTCGCCGTATTTGGTGGCAAAGTAGGGCGATTTGGTTTCGCTTCTGCTAATTTCCCCTGTGATTTGGTCAACGATATCAGGGATTTGATAATGCAATCTTAACGTTTGGTCTTTACGTTTAACTTGAACACCGCCCATAGCTAAACAAAAGGCTTTCCAGTCAGATGAATCAGCTGCTTGGCGAACCTTTTCAAGGGCGTATTTTGATACTGTATCTAGTGTGGTTTTCATTGCGTTTGCAACCTCGCATTTGCCTTGTTCGCCTTGGCCTAGTCGTCTAAGTTCACGCCATAAACTGACAGATGGACCACCTATTTGCTGAAAGCGTCTAATGTTAAATGTGCTTGCCCATGTTGATGCACGTTCGGCAGCATCAGCAGGAAGTACTTTCATTTCACCCGCTTGTGAGCAAGTGACTTTATCAATGCAATCACCCGTTACCGCTTTAGTGATGTATTTAGCGATATAACCCGCCGCAGAGCCTTTTTTCTTGTTAATGGCAATGGCTTTGAAGCGGGTTGATGTTGTTTTAAATTCATCGGGTGAATCTTGTGTGGCAAGCTTGCGTAATATTTTACGTACTTGTATTGCTTCGCCTTTTTCCATGAATAAAAGCATGTGCCAGTGTGGGCAACCGTCATGATGTGGTTCAACAACACGAAAACCATAAGGCCTTAAATCTTGCTTAGCGAATAGAGCGCGGGCACGTTTCCAAATATCGTTAAAATATTTTTGTGCTTCTTGGGGTGTTGAGCCGTTGTATTTTTTGTTCGGTATGCCTGTATGGTGTACTGAATGAAAACGGCTAGGTGCTGAGATTGTATAAAACTCCCCACGATGGCCATGCATGTCCGCCAGTTCTTCGAAACCACGAATACGAACCATAAGTTCGGCTGCTTGTTGTTTGCCCGAAGTGTGAGAGCGTTCAACAATTGATTGTAATGATTCAAACTCTTCAAACGGATTTGATTCATTTGGAACAACAAATAAATCAGACATAATTTGCTCTGATTTACGTTTTCTATCACGGCGGTTTTGAATGGTTGGTTGTGAGACATACGCACTTGCTTTTTTATGTACGAGTCTTAAATCACGCGCTAATTGTTCGATAGTTACCGCTTGGATTTTGCGTAGTTTTCTACGCCACCAAATAGGGTCTGCAAAACGGTTAAGCGCACCAACTAATGATGTTGCTGATAGGTTTGAACAGTAAGGTGAAACCAGTACCGGTGCATCAATCGTAAATGAATTTGCCAATTCTTTTAATTGTGCAAATACATGTAAGTTATGACCATTTTTAGCGATTTTAAGCTCACAATAACGCGCTTTTTGTTCTGCGATATCGCAAATTTCATCATCTGAAACAGATAAATTGATGCGTCCGAACTTCACATTTCCAAGTTTTAACGCTTCATCTGCACGCTTCAAACGGGCGTTTGCATCGGCTAAATTGCCGAATTTTTCAGCTAAAAAATAGCCCGTACTCAGCATGTGAGCAAGGTTAGAATGACGTTCAAATATACGATTTCGCCAAGTTTGATAGTCGAAAAAACGTTCTTTCATCGGCTTCGATAAGTTCTCGAAAACGTCTTTTGCTGTGTTTGCTGGGTGCAAATTCGCCGTTAAATTCATTGCTGCATTTAACGGGAAAACTTGAGCGTATTGGTTAGATGATAGTGCGGTCATGTGCTTATTTCCCAGACGCATCTAAATAAGTGCTTTTAGTAATTGCGTTAATAGCCAAAAGCGCAGTAATAATTAAAAACAAATAAAAGCCGAGATAAATCGTTAAATAGGCAGGGTCAGGAATATCGATTGAGAATGTATCGAGTAAATATTGAGATAAAGTTTGGTTTAACTCATGTAATTTAGTGAAACTCAT